CGAATTTTTGTAGAGCACGCCATCCGCTTTGTTAAGAGATTCCGTATCCTATCTGAACGTTACCGCAACCGCAGAAATCGCTTTGCTCTTCGCTTTTCCTTGATCGCTGGTATTTTCAACTTTGACCGCCTTGCTTAATTTCGCAAGAGGTCTAATATATTTACACACTACATAATCACAAAATTATTTGTTTTTCAGGAATGAGCAGAGAACATTGTTAAAAAGACATTTCTGATGTCACAAGCACGGACCAAGTTGAACTTTAGCGGTCTGTCATCTTTTTACTCTTCTTGCTAATTGCTTGCTAATTGCGACCACAAAAAACAATGAAAATTAGCAGAAAAAAACCGTACATAACAAGCAGTGTAACAACGGTGAAATCCAGTAACATCAAGGGTTTCCCGTGCTTTACTGCTACTGATGAGCAGCGTATTGAAGCCACTCCTAAGCGGTAGGCCAGAGGTTCAAGTCCTCCTGCGGGTGCCATTTCAAGCACAAAATCTTCGGTTTTTCCGATGGTTTTGTGCTTTTTTTATAACTTTTTCAAGTTCGAGGGTAAACGCTTTATCCTCCACCTCTGCGGTGGGCGCTCTATCCATAATTATTTGCTAATCATTGTTATATCCCCACTCAAATCAAACTGCATACCATTTCCCCTCAAAATCTTGCTAATCAATTAGCAGGATTTTTTTGATTTTCATCCCAAAATCAGGGCCGCTTGCTAATCGGGCAAAAAAACGGCTTCAGACTTTGCTAATGAAAAAATGGGCTGATTGCCAGTTCGAGTGTATTCGTCCCGCCCAAAAGTCTGCATAGCTGTCCATTGAATGAGGGCAGTGATCGCCCTCTGTGAATCACTGGCCCACTTACATAGTTGTCTGTTTCACCGCGGGCAGCTAAATCTATAGAAAAGGAGGAATCCAAGGATGGTGAAAACAAAGGTGATAAGCGTGGCGAACCAGAAGGGCGGCGTGGGCAAAAGCACTATCGTCTACAACCTGGGGGCCGGTCTTGCGCTGGAGGGCAAAAAAGTCCTCATGCTGGACGTGGACCCCCAGGGCGACCTCACAAAGATGTTGGGCCAGCGCAAGCCCCACGACCTGCCCCTGACCCTCGCCAACGTGATGAACGATGTGGTGTCCGGGGCAACCCCTCGCGGCCACCCGGAGATCATGCGCCACCATGAGGGCTTTGACTTTGTACCAGGCAACCGCAGCCTGTCCGACGTGGAGGTGGGGCTGGTGAACGTGATGAGCCGGGAAACGGTACTCCGGCAGTATGTGGACAGCATGAAGCGGGACTATGACTATGTGCTGCTGGATTGCCGCCCCTCGCTGGGGATGCTGGTCATCAACGCCCTGTCCGCATCAGATTATGTTCTAGTCCCTGTCCAAGCGGACTATCTGGCAGCGGAGGATATGACAGAACTTGTCGGCACGGTGCAGAGCATCAAGCGGCAGATCAACCCCAAGCTGAAAATCGGCGGCGTGTTCCTGACGATGGCAAATGAGACAAACTTCCGCAAGGATATTGTCGCCACGGTCAAGAATACTCTTTTGGAATATTTCTGTCCTCACCATTTGCCAGAAACTGTGCGAGAAACAACTTGGCCTTATTGCCAGAGTGGTGTGGAATAATGGAGATGGTGACGCTTTTCTTGATGATGTTGGGAAGGTCGGCTTCAATGGTAAGGATGCCGTCCCCGGCCTGCCCCACAGTCATGTGTATCTCCCGGTTCTGGATGTCCAGCGCGGCCTTTACCAAAATGCCATATTTCTGCATGGCGGGGACGATGACCGAATCCATAAGGTTGACGATGTTATAGTGGCCTCCGCTCTCCGCTGGGGTGATGTGGAGACTCCAGTCGGAGGTGCCGCTGGTCGCCGCCACCGAAAGGCCATGTATGTTCTGGAGGGTGTCCGGGTTGTCGATGAATGTCTCCTTGATGCGGTCGCAGATGAACTCTTCCACGGCGGTGTGGATGCCCTCCACCACAGAGGTAACCGATTCCTTCAGCGCGTTCCAGGCATTGACTACAGCCTCCTTCAGCCGTTCCATAATGCTGGATACCGCTTCTTTGATGCCCTCCCAGATTTGGGTGACTGTATCTTTGATGGCGGTGGCCACCGTAGTGACGGCGGTTTTGACAGCCTCCCACGCGGTGGTAATAGCGGTCTTGATAGCCTCCATAACCGTTGTGACCGCAGTTTTGATGGCTTCCCAAGCCGTGGAAATGGCGGTCTTGATGGCCTCCATTGCCGTAGTGACCGCGGCTTTGATAGCCTCCCACGCGGCGGTGATTGCGGCTTTGAGTGCCTCCATCGCCGTGGTGACCACCGTCTTGATGGCCTCCCAAGCCCCGGATACAACGGGTCTTGATGGCTTCCAGAGCGGTTGTAAACACACCCTTGATAGCCTCCCAGATGCCGGAGAGGACCTCCTTGATTGCGTTCCACGCGGCCTGGGCGGTGGTGGAGATAGCCTCCCATGCGCTGGCGAGGAAATCCTTGACGCCATCAACGATGTTTCCACAACCACTATAACAAATATTGCAACATGACCAGGACACATCTTCGTATTCATGCATAACTGTATGGGGAGCAGTGGTGGGCTTGGACAGTTCGGCATCCAGCGCCTCCTGCCGCTCCAGACGGGCGATCTCCTTGCCCAGATCGGTGATGTCCTGCTCCATGCGGGTGTAGGTGGCATCGTCCTCGGCGGACAGGATGCCCTTATCGTTGCGGTGGCTGTCCAGGAACGCCTTTGCAGCCTCCCACGCCTTGGCCCGCTTCTCTCTCAGTTCCAGAATGGTCATGATGTGTGCCTCCTTAAAATTTCAAAAGATTAAGCCGTTCCATGAGCGAATCAACGGAGCGGCCTGTGGGGATGGTATTCGGTTTTTCGATGCGGCACTTAGCAGCGATCTTCCCCATGAGGGAATTGACCACTGTAGCCGGGGAGTACAGCATGGAGCCAGCGGGCGGGGCCTCGTCCTTCGCCTGGGCGCAGGACAGGATGCCATCCGCAAAGCCCAGCTCCACCGCCTTGTTCACGTCCATCCAGGTTTCGTTGTCCATGAGGTGGGACAGCTTGGCGCGGGACAGGCCGCTCTTGATCTCGTAGGCGTTGATGATGGAGTCCTTCACAGCGTCCAGCATGGCGATGGCCTTCTCCATATCCCCGGTATCTCCCCAGGCGATGGTGGCGGGGTTGTGGATCATCATGGTGGACACCGGGGACATGAGGACCTTAGTGCCAGCCATAGCAATGACCGAGGCGGCGCTGGCGGCGATGCCGTCAATTTTCACAGTCACATCGTGGGGGTAGTTCATAAGCATATTGTAGATTTGTGCCGCCGCCACGCAATCCCCGCCGGGACTGTTGATCCAGACCGTGATGTTGCCGCTGCCGGACATCAGCTCATCCTTGAAAAGCTGCGGGGTCACGTCATCGTCATACCAGCTATCCTCGGCGATGATGCCGTTGAGGAACAGCGTCCGTTCCTTTGGGGCCGTTTCCGTCGCCGCTTTCACTTTCCAGTTCCAGAATTTTTTCATCGGAATCTTCCTCCTCTCCTGTCGTGGTTTTATCTGCAAAAGCCCCCGCATCCTTCAGTGGGAGCATATTGCCGTTGATGAGGTACAAATCACCGCCCTCCTCGGCGGGGATACGGTCCAGATTCTCCAGTTCCCGGATGTCGTTGGCGGACATCCAGCCGTTCTGACGGGCAGTAGCGTAGCCGTTCATCCGGCTCTGGTAGTCGCCCCGGAGCAGCCCTTCCAAGTTGAACTTCACAAAGTAACGGGATTTCTCGCCTGTGGATAACAGGGAGCGTTGGATGGTCTGTTCCCAACGGGTCACCCAAGGTTCCAGTGTGTATTTCACGAACTCAAGGGATTGCTGCTCAATATTAGAAAAGCTCGACTTTTCCAGGTCGCCCACCATGTGGGGCGGCACTCGGAAAATTCGAGCGATCTCATTGATTTGGAACTTTCTCGTTTCGAGGAACTGCGCCTGCTCCGGCGAGATACCGATGGGCATGTATTTCATGCCCTCCTCCAGAACTGCGATCTTGTTAGCGTTGCCGCTGCCGCCGAAGGTGGACTGCCAGCTTTCCCGGACCCGCTGGGGGTCCTTGATGGTGCCGGGGTGTTCCAGCACACCGCCCGGAGCCGCGCCGTTGGCGAAGAACTTAGCGCCATACTCCTCACAGGCGATGGCCATGCCGATGGCGTTCTTCGCCATAGCGATGGGCGAATAGCCCACTAGCCCGTCAAAGCCCAGGCCGGGGATGTGCAGCACATCCGAGGATCGGAGAGTGACGGTCTGGTTCTTATTCCGGATGGCCTCGTCCGTTCCCCGCTGGTAGGTGTAGTAGAGCTGGCCCTGGCTGTCCTGGTCCACTGACATTTTGTTTGGCATGAGGGGGTAGAGCGCAATAACCTCACCTTTGCCGTTGCGGATGATCTGGGCATAGGCGTTGCCCCATAGGAGCAGGTGGGTCATAAGGGTCTCCTGGAACACGAAGGAACTCATTTCCGGGTTTGGCTCGTCATGGAGCAGCAGATACAGCGGGTGGCCGATGTCTCCTTGCCGCCGTCCTCGGTGTAGCGGTAGAGGTTGAGGGGCAGGCCTGCCACGGCCTCCGCCAAGATCCGGACGCAGGAATACACCGCCGTCATCTGCATGGCGCTCCGCTCGGTGACGGCCTTGCCGGAGGTGGAGCCGCCAAAGAAAAAGGTGTAGGCGCTCCCGGCTGTGCTGTTCTGGGGAGCGTCCCGCGAATGGAACAGACTACTGAAAAAGCCCATAGAAATTACACTCCTTTTCTGAAAATGCACATAAGAAAAGCACCGCCGATATTGATAAGTGACAGATGCAATGATATAGTATCAATAGTTACAACTGTGTTGCTGCTACTTTAGAAAACGCATGGCCTAAATATATAGAATGAAATGAGGAAAATTTAATGTATGGGAAAAAAACCGATGGAGGCGGGTTAAGTGGGACTCTGAAAAAAATAACTCTGATGACTGGAATGGATTATAGAAAGATACTCGCAAATGTCCCTTCAGATCGCAAAGTAACCATTTGGACATATGATCTTCGTTCGACTCAGGGCATTGCGTTTTACAGAGATTGCCTGGGCCACTTGCAAAATTGCGAACTTATTGTCAACAAAATTGACGAAACATTGAAGAAGAATTTTGAAACTGAACTCCCGAATGTTACGCTGAAAAGCAAGCCCCAAACCCATGCAAAATTTGTGCTGATTGAACCCAACATTGTGTATGTGGCGTCTCAAAACTTTGGCGATAATCCAGACTGGTTCCAACACGCTGCCTGTATCCAAGACGAGGATGTCTACAAGTTCTATTTTGACGATTCAGCGCGTCATGCAAATACAGATTTGATAAACAATATACGCAACAGTGGGAGTCAGGTTGTTTATACCACCACGGCAATGGAAAAACCCAATGCAGGAAAGTATGTGCCCGACTATAACGGCATTTCCCTTGACTTGGTAGAAAGCAAGCTTGCAAGCACAGTTAACTGGAATCAAAAGTTTAATGGCGATCGTGGCAGAAATATTATACTTTGTACTCAAACTCTGCCAGACCTCGATTATTGCAAAACCATAGTAAAAAAATTGCTTAAGCAAGGCAACAGAGTTTGCTTTATCGCAAACCATGCTTCAATAGGGAAACTCAATGAATTGAAACAAGAGTGTGAAGAGATTGCTTTTGAAACTTTTTCAAACTTCCATGCAAAAATGGCACTGGTTTCGCCGACTGGTACAAAACCAGGCGGCACTGTTTGGCTTTCCTCTCAAAACTTTGGGAGCAGTGGCTGGTTTGAGCATATGATAAAATTGAAACACGCAAAAGCGTATGAGTATTACTTAGGGAAACTGGAAGAGTTTGTAGGACATAAGATTTGGTTTTCTCAGGGGGAATAGGATACTCCTGTCATATTGAGGGCACTCATATTTACCTCCACATCAATGCGGAATGAGGCAAGCTGTAGCTTTTATTCCGTAAGAAATGGTAGGGCTAAGCTGATTTTTTTCAAATGAACAGCAGCCCCCTGGTATCATAAACAGAGGTGGCATCCTGACAGCGGGTGGCCCGGTCGAGGGCCATGATCGTTGCCACGATGCCATCTATTTTTTCTGTTGATTTGTCCTTGTCTGGCTTGATATTCCCGGCTGGGTCTTGGTGCATGACAATATTCTGGGCTATCCATTTCAGCACCGGGTTGCCGCCGTGGTTGATGCGTCCCTCCATCAGCAGCTTATAAAGCTCCTTGGAGGGCGGGGACATATCCTTGTAGCCCTGACCGAATGGCACCACGGTAAAGCCCATGTCCTCCAGATTCTGCACCATCTGCGTGGCGTTCCAGCGATCGAAGGCGATCTCCTTGATGTTGTACTGCTCACCCAGGCCCTCAATGAACTTTTCGATGAACCCGTAGTGGACCACGTTCCCCTCGGTGGTGTTGATGTAGCCCTGCCGCTTCCTCACATCATAGAGAACATGGTCTCTACGGCGCCGCAGCTCGAGCGTTTCCTCCGGGAGCCAGAAGAACGGCAGCACGATGTAGGACTCCTCCTCCGAGCGAGGCGGGAATACCAGTGAGAGGGCCGTGATGTCCGAGGTGCTGGAAAGGTCGAGGCCACCGAAGCACTCCCGACCATAGAGGTCATCCTTGTCGACGGGTCTGCTCCCCCGGTCATAGATGTGTTCTGGAATCCAGCAGACCGTGGCGGATGTCCAGATGTTCAAGCGGAGCTGCTTGAACACGTTTTCCTCGGCGGGGTTGTCCAGGGCGTTTTGATAGGCTTCCCTCACCCGGTCGATGGAGATGGTGTGGCCCAGGGAAGGGTTGGCCTTGTACCAATTCGCCTCGTCCGTCCAATCGTCCTCGATACCCAGGCCATACACCACGGGGTAGAAGGAGGGGTCATTCTTCCGCCCATCCAGCAAGTCGAGGGCCTTGGTGTGCAGCTCATAGCAGATGCTGTTCTTGTTGGTGCCAGCGGTGGTGATGATGAAGAATAGCGGCTGCTCACGGGCATCGCCGGAGCCTTTGGTCAGTACGTCATAGAGCTGGCGGTTGGGCTGGGCGTGTATCTCGTCAAACACCAGGCCGGACACATTCAGGCCATGCTTGGTGCCGGTCTCCGCCGAAAGCACCTGATAGTAGCCGTTGTTGCTGTAGTTGACGATGCGCTTCTGAGCGGCGGTGATTTTGGAGCGGCGCATTAGGGCCGGGGACATCTGCACCATCTGCTTCGCCACATCGAACACAATGGACGCCTGATTGCGGTCGCAGGCCGCACCGTAGACTTCCGCCGACTGCTCGTTGTCGGCGTAGAGCAAATACAGTGCCACAGCCGCCGCCAACTCCGACTTACCCTGTTTCTTGGGAATCTCCACATAGGCCGTGAGGAACTGCCGCTTGCCGTTCTCCTTCACGATGCCGAAGATGTCCCGCACAATCTGCTCCTGCCAGGGGAGCAGCATGAACGGGGTCCCGGCCCACTTGCCCTTGGTGTGGCAGAGGTTTTGGATGAAGGTGACGGCGCGGTCGGCCTTGGCCTGGTCGTAGTGGGAGGTCGGGAGCATGAACTTGGTCGGAGTGTATTCGTAGGCCATCAGGAACCACCTCCCAGCAGCTTCTCCATCTCGTCCGCAGGCTCCACCGCTCCTTCCCCGGTGATGATGCGGCTCCGGGCGGAGGGAGTGAGTCCGAATTGCTCACAGAAACGGAGCATGATCTTCATGTTGGTCTGGGCAATCGACACCTGCGGCACTTGCTGTAGGTAGCCGTTTGGGGTGCAGATCATGGAGCCATGCTGGGTGATGAACTCCTCGGCCTCCTTCCACCGGGCGTAGGCTTGGCAGTAGCCAGCGAACGCAGCCATGTCCAGCTCGGTAAGGATGCCCATCTGCTCCAGCACCTTGCCCATGCGCCGCCATTCCTTCTTAGCCTCGGAGTCCAACCAGGCTGGGCAGCGGGGGATCTTGCGCTCCGGCCTTGGTTCGTTGGTGTTCAGTGGACGCTTGCCAGGGTTGCCCTCCAGCTCCTTCATCGCGGTGGGCTTGGGTTTGCGGCCTCGTGTCGCCATCGGAACCGCCTCCTTTCGGAAAAATAGGGATAAAAAGTGACCTGCCCAGCGGCAAGCCTGTAACGAGCATCAGCCCCGGAGGGCTGGTGCTGCGGTGTATTCGGTTTTGGTTCAGCTTACCAGGGGAGGCCGCTGTTTTCACAGCCCCGCGTGTCATAGAGCATATCCTCCACACTGGCGTAGTGCTGGAGCTGAGCCAGTTCTTCTTGGAGCCGGTAGATTTCCTTGTACATCTCATCGTAGGCCCCGGCTGGCGCGAAACCGCAGCCAAGCTCCTCGTCGGCTGCGATCCACCGCTCCATCTCATCAATTTTCTTGACGATCTCCTTTGGGTGGTTACATGGCTCATCTACGGAGGTTTCGCCGTTTTGCATATTCTGCGGCTCCGAATTTTGAGGAACAAGCCCAATCAGTGAATCCACCCAAGACCACGAGGTCTGCAAATCCAGCCACATCAAGGGTACCAAGTCCATCTGTTGAACAAGTTAAATATTACCTACAGCGGTGGGACGAGTTGGAAAATTATCATCTGCAAGAGAATCCACTGAACAAGCTGTTCCACCAGTTCTGCCCAGAGAATAAGACCATAGAGGACATCTTACTAAAGGCCGCAACTCTTAATGATTTTTACAGCACTAACATATACTCCATTTACCCGGTGGCAAAACACATCTTGGCTCTCAACATTGATGACCGTCTTGCCAAAGGCTGGGAGGGGTTGGTCGATGAAATCCAGACAGTTGTGATTGGCGGGAAAGAGAAACACTTTTACTCATTTGCTACCAAGTATTGCAGCCACCACAACGAGAAGGACTATCCCATTTACGACAGCTATGTTGATGAGGTACTGCGCTACTTCCGAACCAGAGATCGGTTTGCTCGGTTCTATAACGAAGAACTAAAAGTGTATGCGAGATTTAAGGAATTGCTGATAGCCTTCCGCACTTTTTATGGACTGGATCAATTCAGCTTGAAGGAAGTGGACAAGTACCTTTGGCAGTTGGGAAAGGATTATTTTCCAAAGTCTTACAGACGACAACACTACACAGGATGAGGTGAGTTGAATGGAACAGAAAGCATGGAGGGAACGAATCAGCTATAGAAGCGATTTGGTTGCTCGTGTTACCCATTTAACGGGTCGGAATGCAAAGGACGATGATGGCGCATTCCAAATGCTCTGGCAAATCCTCAGTGACAAAAAGCTGATTGCTTCTGGGCAAGAAGGGTATATTATCGGGGATAAAAAAGCTGTGTGCTTTCAAGAAGTGCCACTGACTGCAATGGCAGAAAACTTACTATTTGAAGAACGGCTCGGCACAGAGAAGAGATATTTGGTTTTCGGTATTCGTGTAAATAAAGGATGGTTTTATAAACAGGGTGGGCGCCCTGTCATTTATGGGGAGAAAGAACAGCTCAAAAAGGTTTTGCCTGCAAATCAACATTGGCGTATCGTCAGTATAGATTTGGACGACCCGAATGGAATTGTTGACTGGACGCATGAGCGCGAATGGCGTATCCCGAACGATTTCTCGTTTGAGTGGTCTGATATTGAGATTTTGGTAAAAGATCACAATTATTTCAGAAAACTTGTAAAACAATGCACCGACGAGGGGAAGATCGACCTTCTGAAAAGTATTCACGGAATAATCACCCTTGACTCAGTGATTTCGTGACGGGAGATCGATATAGAAAAGGAGTTAAGGCCACACCCAATGTCGATTAAATACCGCATGATTTGCGAGTTCCCCTTGTTGATATTGGCGCTCTTTACAGTTCAATTTAATACCGAGGCATAAAAATAGGAAGTCCATGTGGGCTTCCTATTTTTCACGTCGCATTCATCGCCCGGATCATCTGCATCGCCGCCTGTTTCTGCTCCTGGGTCAGCGACACCCAATTATCAAACAGTTCCTTCAATTCAGGCGTCAACTCCACCATCTCACTCTCAGCGAAAAATTGGGCCAAGGAGATGCCAAAGGCGGTGCAGACAGCCTCAAGAGTTGTAATAGAAGGGACTGTGTTCCGTTTAAAGATGTTTGCTAACGTGGATTCGGAAAGGCCGCTCTCTTTCGCCAGACGATAGGCCGTCCAGCCCCGCTCTGCCATCAACTGCCTCAGCCTGGAATGTGTATCCATAAACTCACCGCCCCTTCGAAAATACTTTACCGTTCACTTAAACAGTTTTATACGGTTGACTTGTACGGATTATGCTGTTATATTAAACAGTATCAACCATTGCAGGAGGACGATAATATGATGGAGCAGAAGCTGCGGCAGTATCGGTGCTGCTTTACCGGCCACAGGCCGGAAAAGCTGGATAAGCCAGAGGCCGAGGTGATTGAGGGGCTAAAAAAAGAAATCCGCACAGCGATTGCTGACGGATTTCAAACGTTCATATCAGGGATGGCGAGAGGGGTCGATCTCTGGGCGGCAGAGATTGTGCTGGCCTTCCGGGATGAAGGTACTGCAATCCGGCTCATCTGCGCCAATCCCTACCGAGGATTTGAGAGCCGTTGGAGCTGGGACTGGCAGGAGCGGTATTGGCGGATCATGGAGCCGGCTGACCTGGTACGGTTCATCTCTCCAAGCTACAGCCGGGATTGCTTCCAGCGGCGGAATGAGTGGATGATTGACCATTCAGCAAGGGTCATTACGGCCTACAACGGCCAGCCGGGTGGAACAAGGAACACATTGGAGTATGCCAAACGATGCGGTGTGCCGCTGGTGGTTCTCAAATAAAATTCGCCGGAAGGTCAAAAGCGGATTGCTTTTAGTAGAAGAATCCGTTAAAATATAGCCTGGATAGTTGTGTAATTACGAGTTTTATAAAGTTTGAACCGAAGGGAGGAACAGTGTGGTTATCAACATTCAAGACGATCTTCTCAAAATCCACAAGCTGGGCCTTCTGGACAAGCTGTTAGTTATAAAACCACAAAAAAGAACATCATGTGGGCGACCAACGCCTATTGCTCCCTTGGGGCGAGGTACGAGCGGAACGAGGTGATCACGCCGGAGCTGATCACCGGCCCCAATGCCAGCGTCATCAAGACCCGTGCCCGGAAAGCGATGGAGCAGCAGACGGAAAGGACCCGCCAGCACGCGGAGGTGTTCACCCCGCTTTGGATCTGCCGGAAGATGAACGACTACGCAGACGAGGTATGGTTCGGCTCTGGTGAGGTGTTCTTCCGCGAGGGCAGGCCGACGCCAGTGGTGGTTTTCCCTCCGAAGAAAGACTGGAAGAAATATGTGGACTCCAAGCGCCTGGAGATCACCTGCGGCGAGGCCCCCTATCTGGTAAGCCGCTATGATGTAGAGACCGGCGAGATGATCCCTATCCCCAAGCGTGTCGGCCTGCTGGACCGAAAGCTGCGTGTGGTCAATGAGAACGCGCAGGACGAGGCGGAATGGCTGGAGTGGGCTGTCCGGGCGTTCCAGGTGACCTATGGTTTTGAGTTCCAGGGGGATAATGTGCTGATTGCCCGCGTCAATCTGCTGATGACCTTTGAGGAGTATTTGCAAGCCCGCTGGGAACGGGAGCCGGTCGAGGCGGAGTGGCAGAAAATCATCAATATTATTGCATGAAACATCTGGCAGATGGATGGTCTGTCGGGGACTATCCCCTATGGAACAGCGGAAGAAGAATTTCAGCAGATGGACCTCTTTGGAATGTTTAGCGCCGAGCCAGATATCAAGGAGGATCGCCAGCCGAATTGCCGCATTTTCAACTGGCGCGGTGATCGGAGTGTAGAGTTTTTATCATTGCCGATAGTAGGAGGGAATCATGCAATGAAGTTTGATTTTATCATCGGGAACCCGCCGTATCAGGAGGAGACAGAAAGCGAAAGCACAAGGATGCTGCCCATATACAACCTTTTTATGGACGAGGCATATAAAATTGGAGAGAAAGTCGAATTGATAACACCGGCCAGATTTCTGTTTAATGCGGGTCAAACGCCCAAGAATTGGAATCAGAAAATGCTTTCAGACCCCCATTTGACGGTCTTACTATATGAACATGATGGTACAAAAATATTTCCCAATACCGAAATAAAAGGCGGTATTGCGGTTACTTACCGTGATTCAACAAAAGAGATAGGTGCCATCAACACTTTTGTCCCTTGGGCTGAATTAAAGTCAATATTGGAAAAGGCCGGAGCGAAAACTGTCGAGGAAAGTTTAACGGACATTGCTGACAGTTCTCCAGTATATGATTTAAACAATATATACAACGATCATCCTGATTACAAGCAGTACATTGCTGATGGCGGACGACACGCCCAACTAAAAACAAATGTACTAAACATAAACCCTATCTTCACCGATACCCCGACAGAATGTGATGATTACAAAGTTTGTGGGCTTGTAAGCGGAAAAAGGGGATATAAGTTTTGCCGTAGGCATTATATAAAACCTACGCATAAGAGTTTGTTTAAATACAAGGTCCTCGTGCCAAAAGCTGCGGGATCAGGACATTTTGGTGATTCATTACCACCGATGTTTGTTGTTGAACCAAATGTCGCTTTTACACAGACATACCTTTCAATTGGTACATTCGACAATGAGGGGGAAGCTGTCAATCTGTTAAAATACCTAAAAACAAAAATGTGTAGATCGCTTCTATATGTACTAAAAGTAACACAAGACAATCTTCCTGCGGTATGGAGATATATACCAAAGCAGGACTTTACCTCCGCCTCCAATATTGACTGGTCAAAACCTGTTCCTGAAATCGACCAACAGCTCTATGCCAAATACGGCCTAGATGAAAAAGAAATCCAATTCATCGAAACCCATGTAAAGGAGATGGTGTAAGTGACCGAAACCGAAAAAATCAAATCCTTTTCCCGTGTGGTGCCGATGATTTATGCCTACAACACCCCTGGTATCGTCTACCATGACGGCTGGACGAAAATCGGTTACACCGAAAAGCAGACCGTAGCCCAGCGGATTAAGCAGCAGACCCATACCGCCGATGTCCAGTATGTGCTGGCTTGGCAGGACAACGCCATGTTCAAGGATGGCTCCGGCGAATATTTCACCGACCACGATTTCCACTCTTTCCTGGAGTCGGAGGCCGGGGTGGAGCGCACACCGGGGACAGAGTGGTTCAAGGTCGATGGGCCGACTTCACAGGGATATTTCAACGCCTTCTCCCGCCGCGAAACGCTGGAGAAGGGTACGGAGAAGCTAACCTACGCTCTTCGCAAAGAGCAATGGGAAGCCGTTGCCATGACGCAGGCTTATTTCGAGAGCGGCGGCGGGGAGTTTCTCTGGAACGCCAAGCCCCGGTTTGGGAAAACGCTGACTTCTTATGACCTCATCCGGCAGATGGGCTTTTCCGAGGTGCTGATCGTCACCAACCGCCCCAGCATTGCCAACTCCTGGGCGGATGATTTCATGAAGTTCATTGGCTGGCGCGGCGAGTTCAGCTTTGTTTCCGACACGGACGCGCTGAGGGACAAGCCCGGCGTTCTGTCGCGGGAGGAGTTTGTTTCCCGTGGACTCAGGGACCCCAATGCTCCCCATAAAATGATTGCCTTTGAATCGCTGCAAGGGCTGAAAGGTTCCATGTACTTCGGCGGCGAGTACGACAAGCTGAAGTGGATGGCAAAAAAGTACAGGGACGAGTTCGGCAAGGAGCAAGCAGGGATGGAGTTTGACCTGCTGATCGTGGATGAGGCCCAGGAGGGCGTGGATACCGAAAAGACAGACCGGGCGTTCCGCAATATCGGGCGCAGGCACACGTTGTATCTGTCCGGCACGCCGTTCAAGCAGCTTGCCAGTGAACGATTCTCCAGGGAGCAGATTTTCAACTGGTCCTATGCGGACGAGCAGGAGGCCAAGGAGAACTGGAGCGGCGAGGATAACAATCCCTATGAGCCGTTGCCCCGGCTGGCTATGTTTACTTATCAGCTCTCCGGCATGATCCGGGAGCGCATCGAGCGGGGCCTGGACCTTTCGGACGAGGAAGGGACGGTAGATTACGCCTTTGACCTCAACGAGTTTTTCGCCACAAACGAGAGCGGGAAGTTCATCCACGAGGATGAGATCAAGAAGTTCCTCCATGCGCTGACCACCCAGGAGAAGTATCCGTTCTCCACCCCGGAGCTGCGGCAGGAGCTTTGCCACACCATGTGGTATTTGAACCGCATGGCCAGCGCAAAGGCCTTGGAAAAGTTGCTACGAGACGATCCCGTATTTAGCGAGTACAAGGTCGTTCTTGCCGCCGGTGATGGCCGTGTCGATGACGATGACGCCCAGGCCGCAAAAGCCTTTGACCAGGTAAAAGCAGCCATTGCGCAGTACGACAAAACGATCACCCTGACCGTGGGTCAGCTCACCGTGGGCGTGACCATCCCGGAGTGGAGCGGCGTCCTCATGCTATGCAACATGAAAAGCCCCTCGTCCTATATGCAGGCTGCTTTCCGGGCGCAGAATCCCTGCATCGTCACCAGGGACGGGCAGAGGTTCCGAAAAAATACCGCCTATATCTTTGATTTTGACCCCGCCCGGACGCTCATCATTTTTGACGAGTTTGCCAACAATCTCTCCGCCGATACAGTGGGCGGACGTGGCACCTCCGATGACCGGAAGAAGAACATCCAGCGGCTCTTGAACTTCTTCCCGGTCTTGGGCGAGGACGATGAAGGCCGGATGACCGAACTGGATGCCGCCGCAGTCCTCTCTATCCCCCGCCGTCTCAAAAGCCAGGAGGTCGTCCGCCGGGGCTTTATGTCAAATTTCCTGTTTCAGAATATCAGTAACGTATTTGGCGCTCCGGCCATCGTCCGGGAGATTGTGGAGAAGCTCACCCCTGCTCATGAGGAGGGAAAGAGGACTGATCCGCAGAAGCTGGACGGTATGGATACTGTGTCCTTGGATGAGAACGGCGAGGTGGAAATCCCGACCGAGATCGTTGTCGGCAAGACCCAGGGCCTGTTTGGGGAAAAGCTGTACGAGGATATCTCCCATGATGTGCAGGAGCAGGTGGAGGCCGTTGCCGAAAGTAATGATGTTGCCTCTGTGGGTACACAGGTCAAAAACCTCGCCGGGGCAATCAAGGACAGCTTGAAGGAGAAGGTCCTGGCTCCGGTGGTGGAAACCTACGGCATGAAGAAGGGGGCGCAGGTCCGTCTTGAGCGACAGGTAGAGCGGGATATTGACCGCGCGTTTGAGCAAATCCAAGGTGACTACGAGCAGCAGGCGAGGATCGCCCAGGCCGAGTTGGAGCGTAAGCAGCGGGAGGCCGAAACCGAGCAGGATGTCGCCCAGGCTGAATCCGCGTTTAAGGCCAGCATGGATTCCGCGATGCAAGCCTTTATGGAAACGGTCCAAGAAACCGTTCAAAGGACGATTGAGGAAAAGCCGAAGGAAGTAATAGAGCAGATGGAGCGGCACAAGGCCGAGCAGGAAAAGCGCACTGTTGAGGAGGAGATCCGCACCCATCTGCGTGGTTTCTCCCGCACGATTCCCAGCTTTATCATGGCCTATGGCGATGGGAACCTCACTCTGGCGAACTTCGATGATTACACCGAGGACGATGTATTTTTGGAGGTCACCGGCATCACCGAAGATGATTTCCGTTTTCTCCGGGACGGCGGCGAGTACCAGGACCCCGAAACCGGGGAGCCCGCATGGTTTGAGGGCAACCTGTTTGACGAGGTCGTTTTTAACGACTCCGTGGAGGAGTTTTGGAAAAAGAAACGGCAACTTGCAGACTATTTCGATGAGTCGCAGGATGAGGATATCTTCGATTACATCCCTCCCCAGAAAACGAATCAGATTTTCACTCCAAAGTGGGTGGTCTCCATGATGGTAGACCAACTTGAGGAGAACAATCCAGGCTGCTTTGATGACCCCACAAAGAAGTTTGCAGACCTCTACATGAAGTCCGGGCTTTACATCACCGAAATTGTCAAACGGCTTTATCGGAGCGAGGGCCTAAAGACCGCTTACCCCGATGAGCGGAAGCGTATCCGCCATATCCTCCAAGAACAGGTCTTTGGCATGGCTCCGACACGCATCATCTATTTGATTGCCACGAACTATATCCTCGGCTTTGATGAGGAATTGAAGCACAGCATCCATAACTTTGTGGAGGCTGATGCAGCGGAGGCATCCAAGCTGGGAACCTTGGATACACTGGTTGAACAGCATTTCGGAAAATAAGCTGGCCTACTGCTGAAGGAGGGCAGAAAAATGAGCGATATGTGCGATACAGAGAGAAGGCTGTGGGGTATCCATACACAGGACGATTCCCTGTTTCTGAAGGATAACACAATAGCCATCGGGTGGGGGGCTTTCGGCGACCTCACCAATATGGAGAATGACCGCGAGGCATTCAAGAAAAAGTATGCCAAAGTCTATCCACAGGACAAAAAAGGTGCCATTGCCCTGGCCGCTGGAATGCTTTACCGTTTTCGGTTTGAGGTGCAAGTCGGGGATTATGTGGTGTTCCCATCGAAAAGCAACCGGGAGATAAATATCGGAATTGTTGACGGGGAGTATCAGTATGAGGCTTCAGCGCAGGAATATGTCAATCGGCGCAAGGTAAAATGGCTCAAGCATTTTCCACGAACTGCTTTTTCCCAGGGAGCCTTATACGAGGCCGGGTCCGCGATGTCGCTTTTCACAATCAAAAACTATGCCGATGAGTTTCTTGCATCGCTGGATACCGGCTTCAAGAAAACGGCTATGGAGGATGAGGACGAAAGTGTAGGTGCCACTGCAGAGGAGATCAAGCAAAGCACTAAGGATTTTATACTTAAGGAACTCAGCCGAAATTTGAAAGGCTATGCCTTGGAGAGCTTTGTGGCCGACCTGCTGAACGCGATGGGGTATCGCACAGAACTTTCGCCCCAGGGAGGCGACAGCGGCATTGACATAACTGCATACAAAGATGAGCTGCCCCCTCGGATTTTGGTTCAAGTAAAGAGCCAGGACGGAGATATTCGGGAAACTACCATCCAATCGCTGAAAGGTGCCATGCGCGAAGGCGACTACGGATTGTTCATCTCACTGTCAGGCTATACAAAAAACGCAAGGAAGTACCTGGACAGTACTCCTATCATCAGAGGCATTGATGGTGACGAACTTGTAACACTGGTTCTCAAATATTATGAGAATCTCAGCCCCAAATACAAAAAGGTCATTCCGCTGGAGCAGGTTTATATTCCCGTTCCGGCAGATGAATGAGTGCCGCCGGAGCGGTTGAGAATAATTCAACGCCTTGCCAAAGATTCAACGGTTTTCCGCTTTGCTTCGCTTCTAATCTCAAAAGTTTAACGCCTTACGCAAGGTTTCAACGCATACAAGAGTCAAAAAACCAGGGAAAAGAAAAAAGCACTGCCGCTGACTTGAATTTTACTCCAGACAGCGGCGGTGCTTGCTTTCAAAATGTACGAAAAACTACCTCTTTCAGCAGTTTTGAGCAA